TGATTCAACGTCTTCGATGATCGCGAATCCGACGCCGTAAATACTCGCCTCGCCGATTGACCATTCGGTGCTTGGTGACGCGAGGCGGAATACCCCTTTCGCGTTGGCGTAGGTGATGGCCGTGCCGCCCGCGTAGCTTTTGCGAAGTGCCGGGAAAAGATCGACGCTCGATGAGGAATTGACCTGCACGACCTTGTAGAGCGAGGTCGCGATTTGCAGCCAATCGCCGACGGCGAACGAGCCGGTTGCGCCTCCGAATGTCAGCGTGGTCCCGTTCGCGGTTGCCGTCGTGACCGTGAGCGTCCCGGTGACGCCGCCTCGGTTCGTCGGGTTGGCGTAGTCTTGGAAATAGAACGTGCCGCGCTGCGCCGCCAAGAGGAACGCGATGACGGTCTCCGCGTCCGCACGCTTCATCGGCGGACAATCGACCGAGCCGAGCCAAGCTTGCCCCGGCCAGTTGTATTGCTGCGTCTGCAGCGTGAACGGCGACGTGTTGCGCGAGGTCGCGGAGACGCCCGTTAGCGACAAGCGCGAGAGGTTAAACGGACTCGGCGGCGTGAGTGGGTAGGTGATAGCCATGACGATTAAGCGAAGGCTGCGCGGTAGCCGCCGCCGCGTCGAACCATGTCGGGAATCTCGGCCTTTAGCCGGCGACGCTCTTGGTCGAGAATCGGCACGAGTTCAGCTCGCGAGACGCCGGCTGCGATGTTGTAGTTTACCGTCACGCTGCCGCCACCCGAACCGCTGCCGCCGCCCATCTTGTTATTCGGCACGATGGTGCCCGACGCGTGCGGAACGAACAGCTCCGGCCCTTGCTCGCCGACTACGTAGGGCGAGCCGCCGCTGACTGGTCCGCCCATTGCCTTGAATGGGATTCTCAATGCGGCAGATATTCCTTCAGCAAGTGGGTTGGTAATTGTTTTTTGGAACACTAGCCGGAGCAAATCGCGACCGAGTGAGCGGACAACCTCGCCGAGCTTTTGCCCGCTCAAGATCGCGTCCTCGAAGCCTTGGGCGATCATGCTGCCAGCGTCGTTGCTCATTTGCGCGAGTTGAGACATTGCAGGAATCGTTTTGTTTGCCGTTTCGTTCACCATACTTAGGCGCGATGCTATGTCCTCAACATCTCCTGATGTCGCTGCAAATGCTGCGCCGGCCTCTGCGGTAAGACGAATCATGGTCTCGTCATCGATGGTTTTTTTGGCGTGCAATAAATCGATGCGCTCCAGCGCAGCGATGTATTTTTCCATCGGAGTCATGACGGAATCACTTAAAGATTTGCCGAGCTCTCGGTTCGCCAAAGTCTGCTCGATTGTTGCCTCAATCCTTGCGGAAGCATCATCCCTTGGAACTTCAAGACCTTTCAACATGAGATTGCTAGACTCCCGCAAAAGATCGTTAACCTTTTTTTGCGCGTCGAGTGATTCGTCGTCTGATTTTGTTTTGATTTCAGCCGTGTCTCTTTCGATTTGATTTATTAAATTAACATTCGCGATGACCAGCGATGCCCGCATTGCTTCCAGTTTTTTAAGCTCTTCGGCTTCTTTGACGCTGCCTAGCTGAACGGTCACTGATCCGCCTTGTGGTAGTGCAACCACTTCCTCTCTTACGTTGCTGCGCAGCTTGTCGATTTCTGCGGCGTTTTTTATGATTTTTGCTTGGATGGTTTCCAGTTGGCGCACCGGGTCCATTGCTGCAAAAATACCTGCTTCCAAAATGCCTTCCGACTCAAGTCGAGATTCTCTCAAAATCTTGCGGACATTTTCCGCACGCATAACCAATTCGGTCAATTTTGTGATGACGGAATCAATAACTGAGGTCAGCGAAAGACCGAGCGCCGCCGCAAAGCCTGCGCCGAGAGCCCTCGGATCAAAGGCTTTTTTTATGAAGCCCGCCGCTGTCTGAGAACTTTGCTGCAACTTCGCGAGCGAGTTTTGCACGCTCGCGAAAGCCTGCTTTGTCGCATCCACCGCCCGCAGAATAAATGATGCCTCGGCCATGTTATTTGGAGATTCGGTTTTGGTGTTCGATGTAAGCCAGCCAGCCGTTCAGTTCCTCGGCTGGCATCGCGAGAACTTCGTGGGCAAATTTGTGCAGACGGTCCGCGAGCGCGTAAACGGCGAGGAGGTCTGCCGCCTCCCCGCCGTAGATCAGTTTTTTAGGTCGTCCACCTTCGGACTGTCGTCCGCGAGAATGGCGTTTGCGACGCGGCCCACGACGTTGCTGTCTGCCTTGTTCAACAGCGTGGGCTTGTGCTCAATCGTAAACAGTTTCGCGCCGTGCTCGTCGGTGGCTTTCATGATGAGGATGTCTACGAGCAGCTCCATGTCGTTCTCTTTGCTGCGACGATAGAGCCGGTTTTTTTCCGAGAGCGTGACCGGCGTTGCGTGCACGACGAGCTTCCACTCCGGCACGTCGATTTTGCGCGTGCCGAGTGAGGCGAAGTGTTCTCTGACGAGGTCAATTGCGTCCATGTGTGTGGTGTGTTTTGCCTGCTAAATTAAGCCGTGAGCACAGAAAGCACTCCATTTCCCTCGAAACTAATTTGACCTTCTACGATGCCGTCAAAGCTGGCGCTCACATTAAACTGGGTCACGATGGCGGCGCCGGAATAGTAAACGTCGCCGGTCGTCGCGCCTTCTGGATAAAGGTTCAGCGTGACCGAGCTGCCGATGGTGATCAGAAGCTGACCGGCGTCGCCTTCGTCCCAGTAAAGATCGCCCGACGCGCTCCAAGTTTTCATGGAAGCAAGCCGGGTGCGGTAGGTGTCGCCGATTACCGAATCTTCTACGGTGTCGGAGGTGTGGGTCAGAGCGTAGTTGCGAAGCTCGCCGATGGTGGTGCTGGATAATTTGATTAGGCCGTCGCGGCCAAGTTTGGTTGCCATAAAATGAGGTTAGTCGGTTGAAAAATAGATGCAGTTGAAAGTGTGCCGAGCCGAGCCGAAGCGCCGGTCCTCGTCTGGTTCAATCGTATATTCGACGCTCGTCAAATGCAGGTCCTGACACTGCCCGCCGAGCGTAACGTCGGCGAGCACGGCCGCCTCGACCGCTGCGCTGCCGGTGTCGAAAAGGTCGTCAATCAGGTAGGTGCCGCTTTCGGCGGTGAAGTAGTCCACGACGAGTTGGAGCTGTCGGTATTGCGTGCGGTTGCTCGGCCCGAGCGTGCGGACCTCGATCTGCTCGCTGACCGCGTAAACGGCGGCGGAGGGAAAGCTGACGCTTGCAATCGTGTTGTTGCGCCCGCGCAAGATGTTCGCGGTCGGAACGACGAGAGCGCCGGTCAAGGCGTTGGCGGTGGCGTTGCGGATGTTTGTTCGGGTGCTCATGCTTCTTTGGGTATGACCATGCCGCCTTTTACTTTTGCGAATCCAAGATTGACGGCGCGGTTGGCGAGAACAGCGCGGTATTTCGAGAGCGTGACCTTGTAGCGAATTTTAAGAGCCGAATCAACCACGCGCTGTAGGTCGGGAATCTTGTTGCCGGTGGTCCGTGCGCTCACGAAAGGATTCTGCCCAAATTGCACTTGAGCGGTTCCAGCCTTTGCCATGTGCCGACGAATCCAAGCTGGCACGCGAACGCCGCACGCCATTGCAGCCGCAGCAAATCCAGCCTTACCGAGACCGACCTTTTTTTGAACGTATTTGAGATAGGCATCCGCCGCCTGATTCGTGACCCACATTTGGTCCTGCACCTGCCAGCGACCGATTGCGCTGCGCGTGACCTGTTTCGGCCTCCCGCGTGCATTTCTGTTCGCGTGATGAAACGCCCGCATCTGCGCGATGGATGCGCCCGGTTGCCAGAACTTGCGATAAATGCGGATTTTCTTCGAGCCCTCCCAGCCAAGGTTCACGCCCATCGTTTCATTCTGTCCGTCGCGTGGCGGAACTTCCGTTGAGTTTCCGATCTTCTGAAAAAGACCGATGCTTTTTTCTTTCGCTAGTTTTCGACCTCCGAACAAGTCACCCAGAATTGCGTTCTCGCCCTGCTTGCGTGCGTTCGTGCTGAGTCCGCCCGCTTTTGTTTTGGTAATTGAACCGCCCGTGACCAAAGGAATTTGCCCGCCGTTTGCGATCTTGTCGCCGGTCGGAGGCGTGATCTGCATAATCGTTCGGGCGACGTAAGCGCCTTCCTGCTTAATGACCAGACCAAGATCGACTTTCGCAGCGTCGGCGAGTCTCGCCAGCGCATATTCGAGCTTCTTGGTGTCTGAGAAGATCGAAATCATATAACCTTAGCAACGCTCAGCTCACATCCTGCGCCCTCGGCGTCCAACGTCACGCGCTCAACGTAGTAGGTGATGCCGGCCCGCGAAAGCGTCTGCGTGACCTGCGGAACGGCGCTGACGCTTGTCGTCAAAAGGAAGATCGTGAACTTGCTGTCGTCGCGGCGTTGGTCCTCGAAGTCGGCAAACGCATTGCTCGCCGCTGACCAGATGCCGGTGACCGCCGCGCCCTGATACGTAAACGAAATGCCGGCCTGCTCCAATATCGCGGAGAAGTCGGAGTTGATCTGCGTCGGGTCGAAGTCTCGGACGGCGGCCATACAATTGCGCGAATCGTCAAACCGTGCCGAAGTGCTGCGCGTGCAGCGCCGGCCGGTTCTCCCGCAGCCACGGCTCGGCGTCGGCCTTGCACTTGGCAGCGTCGTAACCGCACGTCTGAGAGCCGACGTGATGCACGTAGGCGCGTGAGATGAAGTGCCGGCGCTTCATGTCGGCGCATTGCACGTCATCGCTGAACCAGTTGATCGGCGGGAAGTCCACCCATGCGTCGCGGTGAATCCACGCGCAGATCGGAGCGATGACCGGCGTCTCGATGATGCTGCGCTCTGACTCGAACCGCAGGAAGTCCAAGCGCCCGGTGCCGCAGCGGATGTTCTGCGCCCCTCGTGCGTAGTCCGACCGCGCTGCGACGTAGCCGACGTTCTCGCAATGTTCTTTGATCAGCTTCACATCCGCGAAAAGGTCGCGCCATGTCGTCGGCGTGAAAACGATGTCGTCGTTGCAGATAACCAGCTCGTCATGCTCCTTGAACGCAATCCCCGCCGCGTGGTTGTAAGCCTCGCCGAACGTCGCCCCGACGCCGTGGAAATAGTAGGTGCGAATGTTGCGCGGCACGTAGGCTTTGACCGACGCCTTGAGCACGTCGAGACATCGCGCGTTGGTCGTGCAGACGACGATTGCCGGCTCGGGAATCATGCTTTTTTCGCTCCCAGAATTTGTTCGATGTTCTCCGAGTCGATCAGCGTGCAGCCGCTTGCAAGCACGCGCTCATCCCAGTTGTGAGGCGGCACCATTCCGTCCTCGGCCACGACGCAAATCGTGCCCGGCTCGGCTGCGTCTCTCGGCTCGCCCACGTCGTGCAGGAACTGCTTCGCCATTCCCATCGTCTCGGCGTCGTCGGCACGCACGAGGAAGCGGTGTTCGATGCGCTCCGGCTGCGCCGCTGTCGAAAGCCAAGCGTCGCGGAAGGCGACCGATTTGGTCGAGTTGCCGAGTGTCTTTTGCGTCAGCCGGATCCGCGGTGCCGTGTGCTTGTGAAACACGAGCTGCAACGCCGCCGCGTCGTCCAGTTGGCCGGCGAGGCGGTAGGCCCGCGCCGCGAGGTCGTGCCCGGCCCAGCCATACCATTTGACCTCATGGGTCCACGGTCGGTCTTTCTCGGTAGGCTCGGGAAGGCTCAGCATCCGCGACGCCCAAAAGCTCGCCCGCTTGCCGTCGTTGCGCTCGAACGCCAAGAGGATGACCGACGCGATTGCCTCGCGGCACCAAGGGAAAACACCGTGCGCCGACATCGCGAACTGCATCGCCTCGCGCCGAGAAGCGACAAGCCGCGCAAGGTTGAGCCCGACCTCGTAGCGGAACGAATCGTCGAGGTTTGGGAAGCTCAGCGCGATGCGTCCGAACTGCTCGGCTGCGGCCTTGTTGCCGGCGCAGTAGTGCTCTTGGTGAATGTAAAAGTATTGGGTGGCGGACTCCGCCACGCTGCGCCCGAGAATCGCGAGGTTGCGCTTGCGGTTGTCCTGCTTGATCGCAATCGGCTGATGATGCCAAACCGGCGTCGCCCAGTCAAAATGCCGGTCGTTCGGAAGCAGGAGCAAGTTTTCGTGCACGTCGTGGTGCCAGATGCGCCCGCTTGCAAATGCGCTACGCCGAACGATGCGTTCGCGGTGGAGCTTCTTGCCCGTTCCGCGCACGTCGTAAGGACAACGGACCATAAGCACGTCGTCGGATAGCTCCGCGAGCCGGTCCCTTAGCTTTTCGGCGTCCGCAATCACGTCGTCGCAGTCGGCCCAGATAAGCCAGTCGCCGCACGCCTGCGCGAACGCTTGGTTGCGTGCTTGGGCAAACGAATCGACGTGCTTCCACGCCTGCGCCGTCGCGCCGTTCTTGTATTCCGAGAAGATGAATCCGACCGAGTGCGCCGCGCACCAGTCGCGGACGATTTGCTCGGTCGCGTCCGGTTCCTGCGAGCCGATGGCGCGAACGAGTGAAACCTCGTCAATCACGCCGTCGAAGCTGTCGAGCATCGCGCCGATTTGTGCCGCCTCGTTTCCGGTAATTACGCAAAGCGAAAGTATCATAATCGTTGTGTTGTGTGCGTCAGGTCTTGCTGATCGCTCGGACCGGTCAAAACAAAAAGCCCCACGCCGTGAAGCGTGAGGCTGTTTTTCCAAACCTAGTTAAGATCAGGCATACTGGGTCGCGATAAGCTGACCAGCGTTCGAGTTCACGATCTTCTCGGCGGTGTATTGCGAGGCGCGAACGATGTTCGACTTGATCTTCTCTTCGCGGTAGGTCGAGACGCCGATTGCCGGTCCGTACTCCGCCCAGCTCAAGGTGAAGCCTGCTCCCCCTCCAAAATAGCCGGCTCCTGCCTGCGTGACCGAGCCGACCCAAATGTAGGTGTTGGCCCAGACGTTTGCGGCGGAGAAGGCGATGCCCTCGGGTGCGCTGTCGTAGGAGGCGCGACCGATCAGAACCTCGGCGACGCCGAACACTTCGGCGGCTGCTTGGGTGCTGGCGTTCAAGATCGTGTCGGACGAAAGACCGGTGCCGCGCAAACGGTTTTGGAATTTCGTGGAAGCGCGGACGCGGGTCCATACTGGGTATGGGATGACGACGCGGGTGTTGGTCGTGGACTCGCCACGCGCAAGCATCCGGTCGAGAGCTTCCTGCACGTCTTGACCAACGTCGAACGTGGCCAAATTGGCGACGGTGTAGGCGGTGCCGGAGTTGGTCGAGGTGAACGCGGCGTTGTCGAAGATTTTTGCGGCGACGCGAAGCTCGTGCGCGAGCAAGAGTTTGCGCTTGGCGAGCTTGGCGGCCATCACCTCGGCGTCGAAGAAGCGGGCAACGTCGAGGGTGACGGTATCGTCAACCGCCTCCTCGTAGCCGTATTCCAGAGCGGTGTAGGTGTCTTGAGTGAACGCGCGGGTGCCACGAGCGTAATCGCTGTATGGAGCGCGGTTCTTGATGTCGCTCTTGAGGAGTTGGCCCTCTTTGAGAACGAACGATGGGTATTGGCCGGCGCGGACTGGCACGTCGAGAATCGGCATGACGGAGGTGCCGATCAGACCGGCCTCCCAGTCTTTTGCCTGCTCAACTACGCCAGCGATGTCGCCACGGAAAATGGCTGCGGAATTTGAATACATGGTAATTAGTTCTTAATGGTTAGATGTTCTTGGGAAGCATCTCGATGATCGTAGATGCGTCCGAAGCGGTGGTGAGAGATTTGCCGACCGTGATCGTGCCTGTAATGGAAACGCTCCCGTTGGCATTTGAGAAGAGAGTATCCCCCACGGTCACTGGACCGGCGAGCAAGGTTGCTTTGATGGTCGTGCCGCCGAGGAATTCGACGGTGATTTGATCGCCGGAAGCGGCGTCAACCGTTGCAACGCCGTCGGGCAGAGAAGCCGTGGCTGCAAGACCGACGCCTCGGTTGTTGGAAATCGACACGAGACGAAACGCGGTGATAGCCGAGTTCGCCAAGAAAGTGCCGGTGTGATTGAATGAAGTGGCCATTTTAGTTTTGGATTAGAGTTTGACGAGTTCGCCGGCTTGAACGCGTGCGCGATACGCAGCGTAG